AAATGCGGATAATGCGACAAGACGACTGGATAACACTTCTATATTACGAACAATACATATGGAAACAAGGAAAAAGGGTTTGAGACCGTTGATTACACCAGCAACTCTGAACCTTCACAGGTGACAGACCAACGAGTAATTTCAGAGGAGCGCTGTTAGTTTCAACTTCCATATATAAAAGCCCCCTCTTTGGGGGCTTTTTCTATGATAAATAATAAAAAAGAATTTAAGATGATTCAAAAGTTAAAACATTTAAAATACTTTTCAAATTATATATCTGAACAGGAATTCGGAGAAGGAATGGACCCTGCCGGCGGTGAAATAGCCCAAGCTGCACCAACTGATCCAGTCTACTCATTTATATTTATTGATAAGAAATCTGAAGGAGAACATAAATATCCAGACGGAAGCTCATCTAAACGATTCGATACATATTCTGTTACAAAATCAGAATTAAACAAATGGTTAGACACACATGTTACATCAGGATTGAGTGGAGTAACTTCTGATAACGCAGCAGTAGTTAAAAGAAAGGCAATTGCAGAATATATCGCAGGATTAAAAAGTGCAATTGCACCAGGCGATAAAGACCTAGTTGTGAAATTCAAAGCTTCTGTGACTACAGAAACGATTGGAAAACAAGAACCTAAAACAGAAGTAACATTCTCACCTAAGAATAATGCACCTACTACCGATATAGTTGAGGTTACATTTATAACAGTAGGCTAATGGTAAAATCATTCTACGAATATATTAACGAAGATGCGTCTGGAAACTCAAATGTTTCTGGTTATGCTGATGATATAATTAATGTTATACGAAAAGTTAGTATAACTAATGAATATGAAGAATCTCGTGAACTTGAATATAAAGATGACGATTCATTTGATTTAATAGTACAAGTTAAAAAAGAGACTGATCCAAATTTTGAGACTGATTCTCACTTCTCTGATTTACCATGGGAAGAAATAAACTTCAAAGATTACGGGTTTGCTATGGATGCAAATACAAATATCAATAAAGGAGATAATATGATTCCTGAAATAACTTTCACATTTATAATTAATCCAGATAGGGAACCTAAATTATATGATGAACTTAAATTTAAATTGATAGATATTGTAACTCATGAATTAAATCATACAAATCAAGTAGGATGGAATAGAGAACCATTTAAAGTTAGACCAACATCAGGAAAAGTTAGAGATTCAATCAATGGTAGTTTTGATTACTTTCAATTAGTAGATGAAATTGAATCTATGATAGCTGGAATGTATGCAAGATCTCAAGCAGAAGAGGTTCCTCTTGATAAAATAATTGATAATTACCTAACTCCGTTCTTAAAGGACAATCAATTAACGCAGCATGAATACGACTATATATTTAAATTATGGTTAAGACATGCCCTAGAAAACTACCCCGACTCACAATTATCATCCTCACGTCCTAACGTGAAGAAAATAATTGATTCTATTTAAAACCTTATCTTAATTATTCGTATAATATTCTAAAATAATTTATATTATGAACAGTTTTGACAAATTTAAAGAAACAGTAGAAGAAGCAAAAGCTTCAATCTTCTCAGAAATAGATGCTGAACTATCAGCACTAGAGGAAAATGGTGATGTAGAAAAATTCTACGACAAAGGCGTAAAAAGTGCAGGTGGTAGATTAAGAAAAGGATTACAAAATATTAGAAAAGCAATCCACAACCCAACTAACGCTAAAACGATGGCTACTATCAAAGATGGCGCTAAGGAACTTAGAGAAGAAATCTCTGGAAAGTAATTTACAATAATGGGATTATTGAGGCTCACTCAACTTCCGTTCTATTTTAACACTAATTTTAAAAAAGATAACTGAAAGGTTATCTTTTTTTTATCATAAAACTTAAAACCTTTACCTACTAACAAGTATAATATATTGATAAAATAATTTATCGAAAACTAAAAAAACTAATAATTATCATGAGTGACTTTTTTGATTTACCGGATGACAGCTTCGTAAAGAAGAATACATCTGACCGAAAGACGGATTCGAACATTTACAACCCGGATCCAAATGCATTTAATGGATCATATAAATCTGTATTCAGATTTGTACCGTATATCCACGACAAAACAATGAGCAAGTTTACTAAGTATTCTGCTAAGTTCTGGAATCCCTTAACTAAGGAAGCCCTTTACGTAGATTGCCCTTCCAACGTTGGAAAGCCTTCTATCTTATGGGATATAGAACGAGTAATTAAAGGCCTTGAAAAAGAAGAGCCAGAATTACACAAAAAATTGAAAGATTCCTTTTCAAGATGGCATTCAAACTGGTCTCCAGTTTACATCAAGAAAGATCCACAGCGACCAGAATTAGAGGGACAGATTAAGTTCTTTAAATTCTCTTCTCAAATTAACACAATTATTGATGGACAGATTAATCCTGAAGAAAACGAGTTAGTTGCACCAAAACCATCCATTAATCCGTATCACTTACTTAAAGGTAAAGATTTCTTATGTGTAGTAGGTAAAAAGACTAAAGTATTTAGAGATTGGTCAAAATGTGAATTCATGGATGACGTTACTCCATTAGTATTCAAAGTAGGAGACAAGCAAGTAGCCGTTGAAAACAGTGAAAACTCTATCAAATTAGTTCAAGAATTCTTGACTAAGAATACTCCTAAATTAGATGAGTACTTCCACAGAGCATGGACACCTGAACAGTTTGATAAAGTAGCAGAAGCTATTGTATCTACGATTACTCCACGTCCTGTCCTTAATATGGTTCTTGATAGAACTAAAGATTCGGACATGAAAGCTGCAATTTTAGCAAAACTAGACGGAGGATCTGCTCCAACTGTACCGGCTGCAAACTTAATCGACGAATCGGTTGAATTTAAATCTGAACCGGTTGCACCTGCTCCAACTGTTAAGACACATGTAAATAATGAAGATCCATTAGAGCCGGTTAGTGCAAGTGGACAAGCAACGGAGGAGAAAGACGAGTACGACGCATTGTTCGACGACATGTAATAAATAATAAAAAAATAATTTATAATTATGAAAAAGCAAAAAACAACAAAAGAAGTAACTGCTACAGAAGTAGTTGATGCTCCAACCGCAGCGCAAACTGCAACAGCTGATGAAAACCGAAATGTTTTGTTAGGAACTATTTCTTATACAAATGAGGAAGATTACGAATCTTTCTTATCTAAGATGGATACTAATCAAGCTTTATTTGTACTTATAGCTAATGCTAACTATGGTCAGTCTAAAGGGTTATTAAATCTTGATGAGTCTGAATTAGTTGCAAAAGCAATTAAGACAATAAAGAAATCTGCAACACCTCCTACTAATTCATAAATGAAATGGACTTCGTTGTAGATGGAAACGCCTATTTAAATGTAGCGATTAGCGTAGCACGATCAATGGTCTTTAAGGATAAGTCTTTAGGGAACAAGTATTATGTTGATGATGTATTTAATGAAGGTGGACACATCCTAAAAGAACAAGTTAAAATCCAATTTAGAAATTTTTGTTTAAATTATTTCAACTCACTAATAGCACCCGTCGGATCTAATATCTCTCGGGTGCATTTAGCATTTGATTCTAGGAGTTGGAGAAAAGACTTCATTGTGAAATTCTTTGAAAGCGGTACCCTTGGAGATTCAACTGCATCTCCTGATGAATTTAAATATAAAGGTAACCGTAAACGAGATCCTCATATGTATCTATTCTTTGATTATTTCCAAAAAGAAATAGTCCCTCACTTAGTTGAAAAATGTGGAGTTAATTACTACAGAATACAAGGAACTGAAGGAGATGATATTCTTGCATATTTATGTGAGATACTAAATACTGATATTTTAATATACACAGTAGATGGCGATATCCAACAGTTAACTTATTCTGCGGGCAAAAATGTTATTGTCATTTATCCTAAGCAACAGCGTAAGCATAAGAAATTATGTATACCAGCTGACTTCAACCCGGACTTTGCGGAAGATGAAGAGGATAATTTCTTTTCTTTAAATGAATCTCATGTAGCTACCCCTACCATTACTAAAACTATCTCAGTTCTTAAAGACCGAGATTATGTTGAATATGTAATAGATCCAGTTCTTGAGATTTTCACTAAAATATTTAGAGGAGATAAGAAAGACAATATACCTAAAATGGACAAAATGACTCCAATTAAAACCATGAAACTAATCGATATGATTAGAGAAGATTATGGAAATTCATCAATTGATCTTTTAGATGATTTAAACGAAACCTTTATCAACTATGTAGTTAAAAATATAAGTATACTCAATAAAGTAAACGATATAGATAAATTAAAGGACACCAGGAAACACTTCTTATTTAACTCTAGGATCATTAGACTTTCGTCTAGGATGTTCCCTAAGTCAATCCAGAATATCCTGAGTGAGAGTATTAAACCCTCTGATTTTACTAAATTTAGATTTAAGAGTTTTACCAACTTAAAAAATAACCCATCATTGATATGAAACCGTTATACGAAAGAGTGCTAATTAGGCCAAACGAAAAAGACACAACCACTGAAGGTGGAATTATGCTACCAGCGGCAGCAGTAAAGAGACCTAATATCGGAATTGTCGTAGCTTGTGGTGATGGAACTCACCATAATGACATGGTAGTTAAACCTGGAGATATGGTATTATGCAATAGATTTGCAGGAGCTGAACTCACGTACAAGAAAGAGAAACATTATATGATTATGTCAAACGAGATTATGGCAATCATAGATGACATCAAAGATCTTGAACTAGAGGAATATGAGTAGTATTTAATAACACATAAAAAAGCCCAATCATTGATTGGGCTTTTTTAATTTCCATAGTTTTAAAAATCTACATCGTCAGGAGTACTTCCCCTTCAATTTCTTCTTCTTCTTACTCTCATTGGGCCATGTTCGTCCTTATACGAATTAAACATACTTTCTCCGTTAGGTCCATCAAAATTACTATTAGTATATTTTGACTTACTATATGCTTCCCAATCTGATATTTCTTCCTCATCTCCATAATCTTCT